TGAGGCCCAGCCGTTCGCGCGACAGTTCCTCGATCGAGGCGCGGACCTTGCGCAGATGCTCCGACGATTGCCCGAGAACCACGATATCGTCCATGTAACGATACCAGTAGCGCTCGCCGAGATCCTGTTGCAGGTGCCGGTCCACTACGCCGCCGTAGATGTTGGCAAAAATCTGCGACAGCAGGTTCCCGATCGGCAGACCGATACCGTCACGCGGCAGCATGGTCTCGATCAGGCGCAGCGTGGCGCGGCAGGAAATCTTCGCCTCGATCAGCCGCCACAGCGCGCCGTGCTCAATGCTGGCGAAGTATCGGGAAAAATCCGTCTTGAGGATATAGAGCGGTTCAGCGTTTTGCGTCAGTCGCCGCATATCGGCCTGCAATGCTGTCGCGGCTGCATGCGTTCCCTTGCCCGGACGGCAGGCATAGGTGCGCGGCAACAGCGTCGCCTGAAATATCGGCTCGATGACGGCGCACAATGCATGCTGCGCCACGCGATCCTCAAAGGGCAGCGCCGATATCATCCGCTCCTTCGGATCGAAGATCTTGAAATTGTGCGGCTGACCGGGGCGATAGCTGCCGTCGCGCATGGCCTGCGCCAGATCCTCCAGATTGAGGATCGAGAATTCGTTGAACTCCAGAAAGCCTGTCGTCAGACGCTTGCCGAGTGTGGTGCGCCTGAAGGCGTGACGCATGTTGGCGTCTGCCGTGATCTTTCCGATAAGGTTCCGGTATTTCTTTCCCATGATAATCGCTCCGGATTGCCGGTCGCGGGTTTCGACGGCGTTGCCGCTACTCCCCGCTTTACCGGACCCTGTCATGTGTTCGCCGAAGCCGGACGATCGGGCCGACCACCCTGTCGGCTTAGCGTAAACCGCCGTGCCGACCGTGGAAGATGACCGGCGTGGCCGTGGCCTGCGCCGAGTCGTGAATGGATCGTCGCTCGCGCCGCGCGCCCCGATGTTCTCGTTCGAGTTCTCGGGCCAGTAGTCCAAGTTCGCGTACCGGGACCCGGCGTTGTCGCCGTTGATCCAGGAGCCGCCAAAGATGGACGGACGCAACAGCATCATGACCCCGACCGCCCGTTGCCTTTTGCCGATCTGATCCACCCGCCGAGCATCGATCCCGTTTCAGCGATGTGGCGCAGCGCCACCTTGTGCTGGTGATGGGAAAGGAATTTCAGGTTCGGATCAGAGGCAAAGCGCAACCAGAAGCGCAGCGTTGCCAGATTGGCATCTGCCGCGTAGAGCTTTGAGGCCTGTTTCGACTTCGCTGCCTGATGGAGAAAGCCGACCTGGTCAAACAGCAGTCCGATCAGCCGGTCCCGCAGCACGCCATGGCTGCGAGGGCATTTCTGGAAGATTGGATAGAGGTAGGCCACGACTTTCTCGAATTTCTCGACGATCGCCAGATCCTGCGGATTTACATATTCATCTCGTGTCATGGCTGGCGATCATCCGTTTCAGGGAACCCGCGCTTTCGCGCGTGTCAGGCATGGCTCAGGTGGTCGCTCGCGCCGCGCGCCCCGATGAACCCGTCCGAGCTCTCGGGCCAGAAGTCCAAGTACGCGTCCCGGGACCCGGCGCTGTCGCCGCTGATCCAGGAGCCGCCAAAGATGGACGGACGCGGGTTGTCCGGATCGCCGTCCGTGCCCCACTGCCACATGGTGCCGGTGATATCGAACAGGCCCCACTTGCTGATGAGGTTGATGGCGTTCTCGTCAAGCGCGCCGGTTACGGTCGGCTCACTGTCACGGGAGGCGCGCTCCTTCACGCCATACGCGGCGGCGAAGAATTCTTCCGCGCCGAGAAGGCGCTTGCCGTGGCCGGCGTAGATTTCCACCGCCGTCGCATAGTCGAGCTTTTTGTATCGGCTCTGGCCGTCCAGCTTCATCGGCAGGTCGCGGCCATCGGCGATGATCGCCTTGGCGCGGCTGGTGCCTTGTTCGTGGTGGTCGGCATCCAGAAGATAGATATCCGCCCAGAACAGTTTGCCGCCCAAGGTCTCGACCAGCGCCATGCCGCGCGGATCTAGGCAGGAAGGGCGGAAGCCGATATCCCAGATGGAATAGGGATTGATTGCCGGGGTGCTGTCACCGCCGTCACGGTCAGGCGCATTGCCGCCCGGTGCAAAATGAAAACCGGCGAACAGCGCTTCTTCTGTCGGGGACGATTCCAGAACCCTGCAGAACAGATTGCCGCTCTCGTCGACGCCGACGCCATAATCGCGACCGGGGAGAAGATCGGCGGTCGGTACGGGCGTGTCGTTGTCGAAGCGATGGGGACGATTGTCGAGCGTGACAATGGTGCCCGCCTTAAGGACGATATCTGTCAGACCGATCGCGGCCAGAACCGGGCTTAAAATATCGATACGCGTCAGCGCAAGTGTATTGTGTTTCAGGTTGGCGATTGCCGTCATGGTGATAATCCTGATTGAGAGGGAGAAAGAGACCCGCGCTTTCGCGCGTGTCAGGCAGGTGTCAGGTGGTCGCTCGCGCCGCGCGCCCCGATGCTCCCGTCCGAGTGCCCGGGCCAGTAGACCAAGCGCGCGAACCGGGACCCGGCGTCGTCGCCGTTGACCCAGGAGCCGCCAAAGAGGGACGGACGCGGATCGTCGATGTCACCGTCTGTTCCCCAGACCCAGAGATTTCCGGTCGCCTGCATGAGGCCGTAGAGGCTGGTGCGGGCTGCATCGAAACCCGTGGTGCGAGGGCGATTGTCGGCACTGGAGCGTTCCGTCACGCCATGGGCGGCGGTGCGGAACTCATCATAGGTCAGTAGGCGCTTGCCGCGGCCTTCGAGGATGGATTTTGCAGTCGGATAGTCGAGAAGATCCAGCGTGCTACCGGTGGCTGGCGTCACGCCAAAGCGGCTGGTGCCGTGCACCGCGTGATCGATGCCGAGAAGATAGATATCGACCCAGACGATGTTTCCGGCGATGACACGCACCATGCCGCGCGGATCCAGGCAGGCGGGGCGATACTCGATATCCCAGAGGGAATCCGGGTTGATGGCTGGATTGCTGTCGCCACCCTTGCGATCGGTCGCATTGCCGCCGGGGGCGAAGTGGAAGCCAGCGAAGAAGCCCGCTTTCAAGGGATTGTCGTTGGCGACGGTGGCGAACAGATCGCCCATGGCATTGATACCGACAGCATAATCGCGACCGGGGACAAGGTCGTCGAGCGCAATCGCGGTTTCGCGGTCATAGGAATACGTGCGGTCGCCGATCTCAACCAGCGTGCCGGCTGCGATGGAAATCGAGGTCGGACTGGTGGCGAGCAGGATCGGCGCGCTGGGGCTGGGATTGTGGATGCTGATTGTCTGCGGTTCGGCAGTCGTTGTCATGGGTTGGTCCTTTTTGGTTTGGGCTGGAAGTGGTCAGACGCGTGCCGCAGCGGCGTACATGCGTTCGATTTCGGAGAGGCGGGTGGCGCTGAGCGCGATCCCGCCAATGCAGCCGATCAAAAGCGCGGCAGTGATGCAGGCGAGAAAGAACCGGCAATAAGGAACTGCGGCTTGCTTGCGGAAGGTGCCGAGGTTATGGCGGTTCTGCGGGATCATGGGGGAAATGTGGATCAAAGCCATCCGAGTGCACCCATACCTTTTTCGGTTACGTCGCCACCTAGTGTCAGGAGGCCGGAGGACGTTAGTGTCCGGCGAGCGTCATCGAGCGCTGCACCGGGAGTCAAAGTCCATGCGTTGTGGTCGGCAAATGCTTCCAGAACTTTGAGTTCATAAGCTTCTAAGCGGCTTTCAAATGGGCGGTTGGTGCCGCCACAGATGGCGACAGCAAGCCGAATTCCCAGAGATTCGTGATTTTGTTTCATCGTCTGCATGTCGGCCTCCATCCGTTTCGGATGCCGCCTCGTGGATGAGACGGACACCGAAACCGGACGTGGCGTCACGCAGCCTCAAGGAGCGCGTCGTCGTTCGCCTTCATGCGTGCCTGCTCCTGCAAGCGGTCAATATCGGCGTTCGGGAAATAAAGGTTCAGCTGCTCGCGCGTGCAGCCTTCGCCAAGCCGGCGCATCGCGGCGGCCATGGCTTCGATCTTCTCATTGTCGTTCATCGCACTGACGTTCATGTCGTTCTCCATCCGTTGAGGTTGGACCGGGCGGCGTTGGTGAGAGGGTGAGGGCCGCCGCCCGGTCTGTCTCCGAGCCGTGAGGTCAAAGCGGCTTGGATGGAGTGCATAATATG